TTTTAAAATTCTTATTTATAAAACAGAAAACATCGAAAGATAGTTCATACTCACAGATAATTTATGTACGGGGCAACTGCTCCCCAATATACTACTATAGGCTTGTTCATTCCGGTACGGATTTGAGCTTAAACTTACATAGTGAAAAAAATATCTATCATGCTATCATTTATTTTTATATCATACTAATTATCAGCGAAATAAATATGATAGATATATTTCTAAAAGGCATCTCTCATACTTATACCACCAAAAACAGGGGATCTCTCATCAATAAAATAGTCGAATAAAGGTCGGACAGGCGTAAGATGGTTTGTTTTTGTTGCAATGAATCCGTATAAATCCGACCTGTATGGCTTAATAATCCCACTTTAATAGCGATAAGTTTATAGCCCACATATGTGTGACGAACAGTCTACATACGTGGGCTGTACAGTTTACAGGTACGGGCTGTACAGCCTACATATGTAGGCTATGTTTCCAATGGATTATTAAGCTGCCAAATACAGGTTATCATCCTATAAAGTGAATATCCTTGTGGCTTCATATGGGTGTTTTTCCCTGATTCTACACTAAAACGGATGCAGTAGTGGTATGATAGATACCCGTTTTTTGCGACAGAAACATGATAGATACCTGTTTGAAAAATTATCTATCATACTTATTCTTCTGATAATTAAAACAATATAAAAATAAATGATAGTATGATAGATATTTTTTTCATTATGTAGTATTTAAGTTTAAATCGTACAATTATCATTCAGCTCATTTCTGTACTGGAAATGAAACAAACTTTTGAGGTGGTTGCCTTGATTTATGTACACCTTAATTCTATAATATATAAATTAACTCCTATATTTGTACTTTTATTCAACTTATCCTCTTTATAAATTATGAAAGAAAACAAATATAATAATAGCCATTTCTTCAGTCAATATTCTCAAATGTCCCGTTCGGTAGAGGGCTTGAAAGGAGCCGGAGAATGGCATGTATTGCAGAAAATGCTCCCTGATTTTGCTGGGAAAAGAGTTTTGGACTTAGGCTGTGGATTCGGCTGGCATTGCGCCTATGCAATAGAGCACGGAGCAACACACGCTACCGGAATTGATATTTCGGAGAAAATGCTCGAAGAAGCTCGGAAAAGAAACCCTTCTCCACTCATTGAATACCAATGTATGGCTATCGAAGATTTTGATTTCCAGCCAGATTCTTATGATATTGTCATCAGCTCGCTAACCTTCCATTATCTCGAATCCTTTACGGATATATGCCGAAAAATCAATAACAGCCTGACTCCGGGAGGCACTTTCGTCTTCTCCGTAGAACACCCGATATTTACGGCCTATGGCAATCAGGATTGGCATTACGACCAGGACGGGAAGCCTATTCATTGGCCGGTAGATCGTTATTTTACGGAAGGCAGACGCACAGCAGTCTTCCTGGGCGAAGAGGTTATCAAATACCACAAGACGCTGACTACGTATATAAACGGTCTCCTTCAAACCGGATTTGAGATATGCGAACTTATAGAGCCACAACCGGACGAAAGCTTACTGGATATCATTCCGGGAATGAAAGATGAATTGCGACGCCCCATGATGCTTCTGATCTCTGCCAATAAAAAAAGTGAGACCGCAAAGTGATGAGATTCAAGGTATTGAGAAATAATAGGTAAAAAACATTCGTTTAGCTATTGTTAATTAAAAAATACTCCCTATCTTTGCACCGCTTTTGAAAAGAACAACCCTTCAAAAAAGTAGCGGGGTGTAGCGCAGTCCGGTTAGCGCACCTGCTTTGGGAGCAGGGGGTCGTGGGTTCGAATCCCGCTACCCCGACGAAAAATTCAAGTCAAGAAAAATTGAATGGTGTTGAGCTGATACAGTTTGTATCGGCTTTTTTCGTTTATGTAAATTAGACACAATTATACCCCGTTTTGGGGCAAATAAAGAGGGTATTTCTTTGAACTATCTTTGAACAAGTTTCTCTATTTACATTCGTTTAGGGGAAATTAAAGCAATTTCCTATCAAATAACCCCGATTCAAGCTGTTTAATGCATTTTTAAACCTTTAAAAAACATTAAAACAGTATATGGCAACATTTAAAGCAGTTGTTTTCCAAACTGGAAGACACATAAAACTAGATGGAACATCTAATATAAAGATTAGAATATATCATAATAGAGAGTCACAGTATATATCTACCGCTTATTATATCCGTCCTGAAAACATGGACGAATCCGGAAGAATCTTATCGGGAGTGACAAACGGAGAAATGATAGAATACGAAATAAATGCGTATATCCAGAAGATCCGGAGAGAATATTTAAAATTGGGGCAAGATAGAACACAATTCATGTCTTGCATGGATCTCAAGGAGGAAATAGAAAAATCTCTCGCTCCTGATGCTGAATTTATAGACTTCGTAGAATTCGCTCAAAACATAGTAATTCAGACGAAAAAGAAGAAAACAGCCGAATGGTACAGCTCTTCTATCGATACTCTATGCTGGTACACGAAAAGGAAAAAGATAGATATTAAGTTAATCACCTCATTCCTACTAAATAAGATGATAAAAGACCTGTATCAATCAGGCCCAGCAGGTATTCCGCTAGAACCTGGCACAATAAGCCATTATCTTAGAGGCTTAAGAGCATTATACAACAAAGCCAAACTCTATTATAACAACGAGGACTTCGATATCATAAGAATACCTGGTGATCCGTTTAAAAAGGCAGAGATTCCAGAGTATCGAAGAAAAAGAAAGAATATAGACATCAATACCTTATTAAGAATTCGAGATTTCCAGTCCGATAAAAGACGAACTAATATGGCACGAGACGTATTTATGATGATGTTTTACATGATGGGGGTCAACATCAACGACCTTTATAGTATTTCGTGCGAACGTCGCGGAAGATTAGAGTACACACGTTCAAAGACGAATACGGATAAAAATCACGAACAGGTACCACTTTCCGTAAAGATCGAACCGGAACTTCGCACACTTCTTGATAAATATACAGAAGGGTATTTCCTCTCCTACTTTCATACTAACTATTGCAGCTTGAACAATTTCATGCGTGCAATCAATAGTGGGCTGAAAGACATTTGCTTGAATTTAGAGATTGATTTTAAAGTTACTACTAATTGGGCGCGCCACACATGGGCTAGTTTAGCAAGAAATAAAGCCGGAGTACCAAAAGCTGACATCGACTTCTGTCTTGGCCATGTGAACAATGACTATAAAATGGCTGATATTTACATTGATATAGATTATAGTATTTGCGACAAGGCAAATCGGGCTGTATTGGATTTATTGCAAAAAAAAGAAGAAAAAAAAGACTGAAACGTTTGCAAATACAAAAACTCTCTCTATATTTGCAAACATAATGGTGTTGAGCTGGATAAAACAATGATTTTATCCGGCTTTTGTTGTTCCTATACAATTTAATAGCTTTTAATTACTGAAACCTATCTCCTCTTTATGTTATGCGCCAAAAAACAATGACGCATGGAAATTACAGTATCAAAAACAGCTTTATCAGATAAGCTAAAATCAGTCGGGCGAATTATACAGCCTAAAAACTCATTACCTGCCTATGATAACTTTTTGTTTGTTATAGATGAATTTGGAGTCATTCTAGTAACCGCAGGTGAAGAAGGTGGACGCATCTCTACAAACATAGATGGTACCGCAGACTTCACCAATTACACTTTCATGGCTAATGCAAAAACATTACTTGACGGACTAAAAGAGATTCCCGAACAACCTTTGATTATATCCATTCTTGAAAAGGAATTGATTGTCAAGTATGCAAACGGTAAGTTCTCAATACCTATTGAGAAAGGAGATCAATACCCATCTATGAGTACGGATGATACCGCCAGCCCATTTCTTGTATCAGGCAATGATTTATTATACGGAATAAGGCAAGTTTTGATCTGTAGTGCTAATGATGAACTCCGTCCGGTACTGAATGGTGTCTATTTTGATATCGGTTTAGATTCAATGTCATTTGTCGCAACAGATGGTACCCGCCTAGCAATGATTGAGAATCCATCCGCTTATACGCGCAAGGAACGGGCGGCCTTTATCCTGCCGAGCAAGTTTGCTAAAGTACTTTCTAACATTGTTCCAGAAGATTGCATGGAAGTAGAGATATCGGTAAATCAGACTAATATTTTATTTGAGTTTGATTCATACCGGTTAATCTGCCGTATGATCGAAGGCCGGTATCCTAACTATCGCGCTGTTATTCCTCAAAAGCAACCAAATCGTGCTGTATTAAAGAAAGCTGATATTGTGTCAGCTTTAAAGCGCGTATCTGTCTTCTGTGATGAAAGTTCGTCTTTAGTAGTCCTCAAGTTCGATTCTGACTCTCTTAAAATTGCAGCTCATGATTTAGATTTTTCTAAGTCTGCAGAAGAAACGATTATCCTGCAGTCAGGCTGTAATATTGAAATCGGCTTTAGAAGTAGCTTCTTGATTGAAATGATGAATAACATTCCTTCGGAAGATATTGCCATCACTATGAGCGATCCATCGCAGGCTTCACTTCTTACCCGCTGCGACGAAGAAGTAAAAAGCTTAACCTATCTATTAATGCCTTTATCAATTAATAATTAAAGTCATGGGAAAAGAGAACCAATCATTTAAACAGGTTATTCAATCTTATTTAGAGCAACGTGCAAAGAGAGATTCCCTCTTTGCCACCTCTTTTGCGAAGCAAAATAAGAATATAGATGAATGTTGCAATTACATTATAGGTGAAGCTAAAAAACGCGGTGGGAACGCTGTATTCATGTCTGACGATGAAGTATTCGGGCTTGCAGTTCATTACTACGATGAAGATGATATCAAAGTTAGTAAGCAAACCAATTATAAGGTATCAGCTGGAAATGTGAAAAAAGAAGCATCTACAGAACAACCAGAAATTAAAAAGCCTGCTTCTGCCCCTAATAAGCGTAAAGGGATGAAAAAGCAAATACCTTCCGGACAATTTTTATTATTTGAAGACTTATGAAGCCAAGAACGAAATTACAGCTTAGAGTAGCAGGTTTAAGTAGCCAGCTACCTAATATTGAGAATATGATGATTGACTGGGCTAAAAGCGATTGTTTAAAACATATAGGATATGCAACCAAGACACGCGTTATATGCATGGAATGCGGGCAGCGCTTCTCTCCGGAACCTGTAAAGCGTAAGCGTGCTATTTGTCCTCATTGTGGTGCATCCTTGAAGATAGAACAGTCAAGGAAGCGTACAGACAAACAATCGATGTTTATTGCCAAAGCGGAAATTTGTGAAGAATTCCAAGTTATCCGAAGCTTTGAATTGATTGCTTACTATCAGGCAGAAGCGAATCCTCGTTATTTTATTCGTGAGATACTGCAACATTGGATAAAAGATGATGGCAACCGGGAGGTAGTAGCTCGTGCTAACAATACGGGATATTGTGGATGGTGTGGAGATTTGGAGATACGTAATAAAGTTGTTGGATCATATTATTACAGTTGTAGTAATGATGTTTATTGTGAACGCTATCATCCAGCCTCCGTCTTTAGACCTAAGTATATTCAAATGGGTATAGATTGTAAATTACGCGGTATGTCATTTCTTACTGCCACCATTACAATTCCCCATTTTCCCAAGGCTGAAACACTTCTAAAGGCAAGACGTTATGAATTAATAGATTATTTCGAGGGACACCGTTACAAGATTGATATGTATTGGCCGTCTATTAAAATTTGCCTTCGAAATAAATATCGGATTAAGGATGTTTCCATGTGGTTTGATTATCTGAAACTACTTGAACATTATCGTAAGGATCTGCATAACGCCCATTACGTTTGTCCTAAGAATCTAAAAAAAGCCCATGACTTGTATGTGGCGAGAAAGAAACGTGATGATGAAAAAGAACGCAAGGCTAAAGAAATGCAACAATTGCTTAAACTCAAGAAGGATGCAGAGAATTATATCAAAGAAAAATCGAAGTTCTTTGACCTAAAAATGTCTGATGGTAAAATAGTCGTAGTACCGCTCAAAAGTCTTGAAGAGTTTCAACAAGAAGGTGAAATCATGCACCATTGCGTCTTTACAAATAAATATTATAAAGAAAAGGATTCACTCATTCTTTCTGCTCGAATCGGCAAGAAACATATTGAGACCGTAGAGGTCAATTTAAAAACATTCAGTATTGTTCAGTCCCGTGGAGCCTGCAATAGTAATACCGAGTACCATAACCGTATTATCGGACTCGTGAAAAAGAATATGAACTTAATACGTCAGAAACTGACGGCATAGCATACAATGACCTATATAGATTATATAAACCAATTTTGGAAGATGAATCGAAGTGTAGAATTCAGCCCGAACGAAGTCTTTTTGTACTTCTATCTCTTGAATGAGTGCAATATTCGGGGTTGGCAGAATCCGTTTGAGCATCCCAACAAGACTATCGTCCTCGCAACCGGTATATCAGAGAAAACCGTCATTGAAGTTAGGAACAGATTGCAGCAAAAAGGTTTAATAACCTTCGAATCGGGTAAGAAGAATGCGAAATCGCCAGTTTATTACTTACTTGACGAAAGTAAAACGGTAAGTAAAGAGGTAAGTAAAGAGGTAAGTAAAAGAGTAAGTAAAACGGTAAACATTAATAATAAGACTAAAGACAATAAGACTATAACTCTCTCACGCGCATGCGTGGGAGAGCTGTTTCCGGAAGATAGTTTTTTCGATAAGTCTTTAGAAGAATGCTATCAGGAACTGAAATCTAATCAGTCATGGGCGGAAACTGTAACGATGAATACTCGTTCTTCCGGTTATGATGAATTTACGATAGAAGCCTTTTACGAGTGTTTGAAGCAATTCTTTATGAAACTACAAAATGAGGGTGAAACGACAAAGTCGCCAAAAGGCGCGATGTCTCACTTTGCCCGATGGTTGAAATTAGAACTAAGCAACAAAAAAGATGGAAAAAGTAAGAGAACAGATACAGATTCAGAAACAAAAATTAAAGTGCGGACCATCAAGCTATGACCCGATTGCTTTTAAGAATTCGATGAATTTGTTCCGAAGATGTTGTTTATATGTATGCCCAAATTTTTGCGTTGACGATCGAAATCGCGAAATCATGAATGAGATTTTTTTATATCTCATCGGAGGGTCGAACGTTTTAGACCGCAGCAAAGGATTGTGGCTATATGGTTCTGTAGGAACCGGAAAATCCTGCATATTGAAAATCATACAGATGTATGACAGGTATAGCAACGGAAAAGACAAAACAGGATATTACCTACAGGGAGGATTCCCGATAGAGGCAGCAGCTTTCGTAGCTAACCAGTATTGCAAGAAAGGCATTGACGGAATCTTAAGTTATGACGGTTCAAATGGAATAGCGTTAGGTCTGGATGAAGTCGGACGAGAGCCTAAGGTAAAGCATTACGGGACAGAGATGGATGTGATACAGTACATACTTCAAATGAGATACGACAACAGGAGAAGTTGTACAACATTCGTGACTACTAATTTATTTCCGGAAGAGATTCATTTAAAATATGGGGAATATATTGCCGATCGAGTTAACGAAATGTTTAATGTTGTGGAAATCGGAGGTAAAAGTCGAAGATAATTGTATCTTTGAAAACTATTATAAAAAAACAAAAAACCATGAAAGAAAAAAAACAGCAACAAGAAGATGATAATCAATTTAACATGAACCTTCTTTACGCACCTGAATTAGAAAAAGTTGTATTGGGTACATTAATGACTGACAAAAAGGCTTATGCGTTAATAAGTGATATTCTTCGTCCAGAATCTTTTTACGAATATCGACATCAACTGATATATGCTGCAATAATTACCCTCGCGGTCAATCAAATGCCGATAGATATTCTAACTGTAAAGGAGCAACTTAGCAAACGAGGCGAATTAGATAAAATTGGAGGACCAGCTTATATAACTCACTTGAGTAGCAAAGTAGCATCATCGTCTCAAACGCAGTATCACGCCCGAATCATTGCACAAAAGTATATATCCCGCCAATTACTTGCACTTGCAACAGATATTCGCTTAAAAGTATTCGATGAAACCCAAGATGTAGAAGATTTAATTTCGGAAATCAGAGGAAAGCTGACTGATATATCCTCATTAAATACGGAACATGATTGTATTCAGATTAACCCCGTGATTGATGAAGTCTATAAACTAATTCAGAAGGCAGCTACACGAACTGATGGACTAAGTGGTTTGGAAAGTGGATTCACTAGATTGGATAAAATGACATGTGGCTGGCAGAATGGTGATTTGATTACTATAGGAGCACGTCCTGCAATGGGGAAAACAGCATTTATTATATCTATGCTAAGAAATATGGCGGTCAACTTCAGAATTCCAGTCGCTTTGTTTTCTCTTGAAATGAGCAATGTGCAGTTAGTCAATCGTCTTATCACCAATGTCTGCGAAATTCCAAGTGAGAAAATCAAGAGCGGACAGCTTGCCTGTTATGAGTGGCAGCAATTGGACTATAAACTAAAAGATTTGCAAGACGCTCCTCTTTATGTAGATGACTCACCACTTATGAAAATGGATATTTTGTGTAATAAGGCACATTATTTAGTAAAAGAAAAGGGTGTTAAGTTGATTGCTATCGACTATGTTCAATTGTTATATAATGACATCAAATATACAGAGAATAGATATTCGGAAATAAATTACTTCACAAGAAGATTAAAATCTTTAGCAAAAGAGCTGAATATTCCTATTATTATTACATCGCAATTGAATCGGGCAATTGAATCTCGTGAAGGGATTGATGCTAAACGTCCTCAGTTAATAGATTTACGTGATAGTGGTACATTATGCGATGATTCTGATATGGTTCTTTTTTTACATCGGCCAGAATATTATAAGATTTTTCAAGATGATCGAGGAAACGATATGCGAGGTATGGCAGAAGTAATTATTGCTAAGCATCGTAACGGTGCACTAGGTGAAATATTATTGCGATTCAAAGGCGAATTCTGTCGCTTTTCAAATCCAGAGGAAGACATATGTATTCCCATGCCTGGTGAACCCATCGGTACGAAACTTGGTTCTTCTTCAATCTCTAAAACCAAAGTGCCATTCTCTATAGATAATCAAATTAAAGATGATGGTCCATTACCTTTTTAAAATATTCGCTGAATTAATTATCTCTTCAATATTTTTTCTATCTTTGTAAAAGAATGGTGTTGCGCCGGATTTTGAAGAAAAAATCCGGCATTTGTTATTTGTAAGTTACTGAAACACTAAAGTATTCTCTTTGCTATGTCATACTTAATTTAAAAAATTAAAATTATGGCAAGTGAAGCAGTAAATAATTACATAACTAAACGCTACGAACGCTGGCTTGATTACTCTTTGTATCATTGTGGGCTTGCTGGTATTTCAGACGAGGCAACAGATGTCCTAAATGAGGTCATATGTTCGCTCCTTCAGAAGCAAAGCAAGCTACTTGATAAATTACTCGACACAAAGAAAAATGGCTATACAGAGCTTGATTTCTTTGTTTTGAAGATGATAAAGTTGAACGCATCCTCTCCTACTTCACAGTACCGGAGTAGATACAAACCTCTACCAGTGGATGATAATGTAGATTATTCGAGGCTTGATATCGAGGATATTCCAGGTGATTCAGTAGATCGAAATGCTGAAATATTAGACAGGCTGCATTTAGTAAGAGATACATTTGAAAGCTTGGAACTCGGAGATTTAGCTGCACAAGTGTTTGAGTTTCATTTCTTCCAGGATGGAAATTTCTCTGAATGGGAAGGCCCGGAGACATTAAAGCAGCTATATGAGATATATAACGGAGTACAAGAACTTATTAGAAAGAAAATAGCCGGGGAATCTATATTTTAATTGAAATTCCTTGGTCATGGAAGAAAAAGTAGAAATTAAGATTGATCCCCGGAACTATCGTATCCATGGGGACGAAAACAAGCGGCTTATCCACAAAAGCCTTGTTGAATGTGGAGCTGGTCGGTCCGTATTGGCCGACCGTGATAATGTGTTAATCGCTGGAAACGGCGTCTATGAAGAAGCTCAAAAGTTAGGTCTCAAAGTGCGTGTTGTAGAGTCTGACGGTACCGAGCTTATTGTTATTAAACGCAAAGACTTATCTACGGAAGATGAAAAGAGAAAACTGCTAGCCTTAGCGGACAATCATACTTCCGATACTTCTGAATTCGATTGGAAGTTAGTGATAGAAAACTTCTCGTCTGATATATTGAATGATTGGGAGTTTTCAGTAGACGAGATCGAACTTTCGACTGATATCCTTAATTCTGCCGATGAGAAAGATAATAATCTTTATACAAAAAAAATAGTATCCCCAATCTACACACCGACTGGCAATAAACCTGCAATATCAGAACTCTATAATCTTGAAACTTACAATTGTCTGATGAA